ACCGCGTAGCCCGTGCCACCGTGCGCTTCGGGAGGAGTGCACGCGCAGAGGAAGTGTGGACCGACGTCCGTGACGGCATCCGCCGCAACGTGAGCGTGGGCTACATGATCCACAAGGCGCAACTGGTTGAAGAGCGGGACGGTGTGGAAACCTACCGCGTCAACGACTGGGAGCCCTTCGAGGTGTCGCTGGTGTCCGTGCCAGCTGACCCCACGGTCGGCGTCGGCCGCAGCCTGGATTCAGGCCCCGATGCAGACCCCCCGGCCGCCGCAATGGCAGCCGTCACAGAACCCGAAACCCCATCCTCGAAGGAGCACAACATCGTGTCTGATGTCACCGTTGAAGCGCGCAACCACGCCGCAGAAATTTCCAAGATCGCCCGCGGCCTGCCCGGCGGCGCCGAGATGGCCATGGACGCCATCCAGCGCGGCCTGACCACCGAGCAATTCCAGGCTGAAGCCATCGCCAAGCTCACCACCGCGCCCGTGCGCACGGCCGACGTGGGCATGACCAAGACCGAGGTCAAGCGCTACAGCCTGATGCGCGCCCTGAACGCGCTGGCCAACCCGTCTGACGCCGCTGCCCAGCGCGCCGCCGCCTTCGAGCGCGAGTGCTCTGACGCCGTGAGCAGCAAGCTCGGCAAGTCTGCCCGCGGCTTCTTCCTGCCGCACGACGTGCAAAAGCGCGACCTGGTGGTGGGCACGGCATCGGCCGGCGGCAATCTGGTGGCCACCGACCTGCTGGCCGGCGACTTCATCAGCCTGCTGCGCAACGCCATGGTCATCATGGGCATGGGCACGCGCATGCTGACGGGCCTGAACGGCAACGTCGCCATTCCGCGCCAGAACGGTGCCGGCACAGCCTACTGGGTGGCTGAGTCCAACGCGCCCACCGAGAGCCAGCAGGCTTTCGACCAGGTCACCATGTCGCCCAAGACCGTGGGCGCGTTCACTGACATCAGCCGCAAGCTGCTGGCCCAGTCCAGCCTGGACGTGGAAGCCCTGGTGCAGCAAGACCTGGCCACCGTGCTGGGCCTGGCCATCCAGCAAGCCGCCATCAACGGCAGTGGCGCCAGCAACCAGCCCAGCGGCCTGCTCACGCTCATCACCCCGAGCGTGGCTGGCGGCACTGACGGCGCTGCGCCCACCTGGGCCCACATGGTCGAGCTGGAGACGGACGTGTCTGTCGCCAACGCCGACGTGGGCACGCTGAGCTACCTGACCAACGCCAAGGTGCGCGGCAAGCTCAAGGGCACCAGCAAGGTCAGCGGCCAAAACGGCTTTGTGTGGGAAGGTGGCGACACCCCGGTGAACGGCTACCGCGCCGCGGTCACCAACGCCGTGCCGTCCAACCTGACCAAGGGCTCGGGCAGCAACCTCTCGGCCGTCATCTACGGCAACTTTGCCGACCTGCTGATCGGCATGTGGGGCACGCTGGACCTGATGGTGGACCCGTACAGCCTCAGCACCGCCGGCAGCGTGCGCGTGGTGGCCCTGCAGGACGTGGACGTGGCCATCCGCCACGCCGAGTCCTTCGCCACCATGGTGGACGCCATCACGGTCTGATTGACCGCAGGCCACTGACGCACCAGGTGCTGCCGTGTTCACAGAAGACCTCGCGCCCTTCTTCAACGTCGCGGAGTTCGCCACACCTGGCGTGCTCAACGGCGCGGCGGTGGCCGGGGTCTTCGAGGCCGGCTTCGAGGATGCAACGCTGGCGGGCTTCGGCCCTGCCGGCACCTCGCCCACCTACACCCTGCCCTCAGCCAGCGTCCCTGCTGCGCCCGAGGGCAAGGTGCTGGTCATCTCCACCGGCCAGGCCACCGGCACCTATCGCGTCGCCAACGCGCGCCACGACGCCACGGGCGTGTGCGCGCTGGATCTCTTGCTTCAACGCTGATTCTTCAAGGAGTTCACCATGACCGTTCGTTCCTCTGCCGGTACCACCATCGGCTTGTCTTCCTCGGCTCCGGCTACCTTCAATTCGGCCGGCTACGGCGCCCTGACGTTCACCACCATCGGCGAGGTCACCGACCTGGGCGAGTTCGGTCGTGAATTCGCGCTCATCACGCACAACCCCATCGGGTCGCGCGGCACCGTCAAGCTGAAGGGCTCGTTTAACGAGGGCTCGATCAACATGACGCTGGGCCTGGACACCGACGACGCTGGCCAGATCCTGGCCAAAACGGCGAGCCTGTCGGACAACGACTACTCGTTCAAGATCACCACGCAGAACGGCGACGACTACTACTTCCAGGCGAAGGTGATGTCGTTCAAGGTCAACGTGGGCTCGGTCGACAGCGTCACCACCGCCACCATCATGCTGGAGCTGACCACCAACAGCGCTGGCGTCGGCGTGGTGGAAGACCTGGCCGTCTGATCCGGCCGGATCACCCTGAGCACGGACCCGGGCGGCGTCTCCTCTTCGCAGGGGAGCGCCCTCGGGCACCGGCAAACCCTCAACCCCTGCGAAGCCCCCACACCCCACCATGTTCGAGATCACCTCACTCGCCGCCAAGGACACCTTCACGCTGGACCTGGTCAACGCCAACGACGAGCCGCTGGCCGATGCCGATGGCAAGCGCCTGAGCGTCACCGTCTACGGCCCTGGCAGCAAGGCCTACCAGCGCGCCAACGCCGAGCGCACCCAGCGCATGATGAAGCGCATGCAGCGCAAGGGCAAGCTAGAGATGAGCGCCGAAGAGCAGGCGCGCGAAAACGCATCCTTCCTGGCCAGCTGCACCGTCAGCTTCAACGGCTGGGCCTACAAGGGCGACGCCCAGGCCTTTGAGGCAGCCTACGCCGACCCGTCCATCGGCTTCATCGCCGACCAGGTCAGCAAGGCAATCGGCGACTGGGCAAATTTTTCGACGAGTGCCGGGAGCGCCTGAGCCTGTACGTGCGCCAGCTCGCCTACCTGCACGCCCCACTTGAAACCGCGTCGAAGAAGAACCTCAAGAAAACCACCACCCCCACAGAGCCGGCCACGCGGATGAGACGCTTCGACGAACAAGGTGTTCAGCCCCCGCTGCCGGATGCGGGCCCCGCCGCACATCTGGCGGGCTACCTGCTGGACGCTGGCCCTGTGGCCTACGGCGGCATGGGCCCGGTGCCTCTGACGCATGCTGACATCGCCGCCTGGCAGGCCAACACGGGCGTGGAGCTCACCGCCTGGGAGGCGCGCACGCTGCGCGGCCTGAGCATGGACTGGGTGGGCATGCTGCAAACAGCCGCCCAGCCCGACTGCGCCGCCCCCTGGGTGGAGCTGGAAGACACCACCCGCCAGCGCGTCGCAGACCGCGTGCGCAACCTGTTTGGCGCCCGCGCACGCCAAGAGCAGGCCGCAGCCGCCAAGCGCCAGGTGCACTGACATGCAAGCCGGCGACCTCAACATCCGGCTCATGGCAGACCTGGCGCAGTTTCAGCGCCAGATGAACAGCGCCCAAGCCATGGCTGAGCGCACCGCTCAGGGCATGGTCACCGCCTTCAACAAACTGGGCGGCGTGCTGGCGGGCGCGTTCAGCATCACCGCCGTGGTGCAGTGGACGCGCGCCATCATCAACGGCCTGGACGCCATGAACGACCTGGCCGACGCCACCGGCGCCAGCATTGAGGAAATCAGCAAGCTCGACCAGGTGGCCCGCCGCAACGGCGCCAGCCTGGACCAGGTGGGCAGCATGCTGGTCAAGTTCAACGCCCAGCTTAAGGAGGCGGACGGCAAGAACGGCGCCAGCATCGCCCTGCAGTCCATCGGCCTAGAGGCCGCCAAGCTGCGCCAGATGGACCCCGCCGAAGCCCTGCGCCAGACGGCCGTGGCCCTGGCCGGGTTTGCCGACGACGCCAACAAGGCGCGCATCGTCCAGGAGCTGTTTGGCAAGAGCGTGCGCGAGGCTGCGCCGTTCTTGAACGACCTTGCCGCTGCTGGTGAATTGAACGCCAGTGTGACCAAAGAGCAGGTAGCGGAGGCGGAGCGCTTCAACAAGCAGATGGCCTTGCTGGGCTCCAACGTCACGGAGGCTGCGCGCTCGTTTGTCTCAGACCTGCTGCCAGCTCTCAACGACACCCTCACAACCTTCAACAAGTTCAGCGCGAATGGCGGCGTGATGTCAGGCTTCTTCACGCTGCTGGTGTCGCAGTTCAAGGACGCGCGCGTGCAAGCCACGCTGGAAGAGATTGCCCGACTCGAAAAGCGTCTCAGCGACTCAAACGTCACAGGATTCAACCGCTCGACACTGCAGGCCGAGTTACGTGCGGCCACGCAGCAACTGCGCGACCTGCAAGGCGAAGCAGTCAAAGCCCGCACCGCCCTGGACGCCGCACTCGGCCGCCCCGATGCTGGTGCCGGCCGCGGCTTCATCAACCCCGAGCTGGTCAGGCCTGCCCTGCCCGACATCGCCGCCGAGCAAGCGCGCCGCAAGGCTGCTGACGAGGCCGCCATCAAGGCCGCCAAGGATCGGCAGACCGAGCTGGACATCCAGGCCAAGCGCCAGATGGCCAATATCGCCGCCTACGAAAAAGCCGAGCAAGAGCTGGAAGAGCAGCTGCAGCGCACGCTCAAGGCCGAGCTGGACCTGGCCGCCGCCCGCGGCCTGAAGGCCGTGGCAGCTTACGAGGCCGCAGAGCAAGCCATCGACGACAGCCTGGCCAAGGCCAAAGACCTCGTCGCCGCCATCAACAACGAAACCGCCGCGCTCAGCATGAGCAACCAGGAGCGCGAGATCCACAACGCGCTGCTGGCACTGGAAGCCGCCGGCCTGCAAAAGGGCACCTACGCCTACGAGGAATACGCCCGCCAGATCCGCGAGGCCGTGGTCAACCGCGAAACCGTGCGCGCCAGCATCGAGCAGACCAAGACCATTGAGGAAGAGTGGCGCCGCACTGCAGACCAGATCGGCCAGTCGCTGACGGATGCGCTGATGCAAGGCGGCAAGAGCGCCTGGGAGTACATCAAAGGGCTGTTCCGGTCCATGGTGCTGCGGCCCGTCATTCAGGCCATCGTCAACCCGCTGGCTGGAGGCGCCACCAGCCTGCTGCAGGGTGGCGTCACAGCGGCCAACATCGGCAGCGTCATCACGGGCAGCATCACCGGCTCTATCGCCAACGCGGTGGGCATGGCGGGCAGCGTGTTCGGCAGTCAGGCCCTCACGGCTTTCAGCGCGGGGATGAAGGGCGCCACCCTGGCCCCGGGCCTGATGGGGCCGACAACTGCGGGCGCTGGCGGCGCAATGGGTGCGGGCGCATCGGTGGCCGCCGCCATCCCTTACGTGGCCGCGGCGCTGGCCGTGCTCAACGTGGCTGGCGCCTTCCGCTCCAAGAAAATCGTCGGCGGCGGCCTCACCGGCACGCTGGGAGAAGGCGACATCCAGAGCTACGACCTGCAGCGCCGCGGTGGCACGCTGTTCGACGGGCCCGACTACAGCATGGTCAACCAGCGCGCCAGCGCCGAAAGCCAGGCCATCCAGAGCGCCTACGAGGCGCTGCGTACCAACGCCGCCAGCATGGCTGAGTCGCTGGGCCTGAGCGGTGACGCCGTGCGCAGCTTCACCACGCAGCTAGGCACCGACATCCTGCACAACGACCTGTCAGCGCGCGGCATCAAGCTCGATGGCCTGTCGCCTGAAGAGGCGGCCGCCAAGGTGCAGGCCGCCCTCAACCAGGCTAACGAAGACCTGGCCGCGTTTGTACTGGGCGCCAGCCGCACCGTGACCGAGACGCTGACGGAAAGCATCGAGTCCTGGAGCTACGGCGAGCAAGGCGACACCTTCAACGGCTTTGTGGAGCGTATGACCGAAGTCACCCGCACCATCGAGGCCACGGGCGTGAGCTACCGCCGCGAAGGCGAGACCAACGTCCAGACCCTGCAGCGCCTGGCCAGCAGCCTAGGCACCGTCAACCCCGCGCTCGACGTGCTGGGCCTGAACCTCTACGCCACCAGCCTGGCCGGCGCCGACCTGGCCAGCCAACTGGCTGACGCCTTCGGCGGCCTTGAAGCGTTTGGCCAGGCCACCGCCAGCTACTACGCCGAATTTTACAGCGAGGCCGAGCGCACCGCCAAGACCACCGAGCAGCTGACCAAGGCGCTGGGCGACATGGGCCTGACCCTGCCCGCCACCCGCGACGCCTACCGCCAACTGGTGGAAGCGCAAGACCTCAACACCGAGGCCGGCCGCAAGAACTTTGCCGCCCTGGTGCAGCTCAGCGGCACCTTCGCCGCCATCACGCCCGTGCTGGAAGAAGTGACCGAAGCCGGCGAAACCGTCACCGAGACCCTGCGCAGCGCCGCCGACATCCTGCGCGAGCGCCAGGGCCTGGAGCGCGAGCTGTTGCAGCTGCAGGGCGACACCACGGCCTTGCGGGCTCTGGATCGTGCAGCGCTGGATGCCAGCAACCAGGCGCTCTTTGACCAGATCACCGCGCTGCAAGACAGCCAAGCCGCCACGGCCGCCGCCGCCCAGGCCGCGCAAGAGGCCGCAGACGCCGAGCGCGCGCTAGCCGCCGAGCGCCAGCGCATCGCCCAAGAACGCGCCGGCCTTGAGCGTCAACTGCTGCAACTGCAGGGCGACACCAACGCCCTGCGCGCCCTGGACCGCGCGGCGCTGGACGAGACGAACCGCGCGCTCTTTGACCGAATCAATGCGCTGCAAGACAGCCAAGCTGCAGAATCTGCGGCTGCGGAAGCCACACGCATTGCCACCGCCACTGCCGCAGACGCCGAGCGCGCCCTGGCCGCCGAGCGTGACCGCATCGCCCAAGAGCGCGCCGGCCTCGAGCGCCAACTGCTGCAGCTGCAGGGCGACACCAACGCCCTGCGTGCCCTGGACCGCGCTGCGCTGGACGAAAGCAACCGCGCGCTCTTTGACCAGATCACCGCGCTGCAAGACAGCCAGGCCGCTGCTGCTGCAGCTGCACAAGCCCAGCGCGAGTACGCCCAGGCGGTGGAAACCGCTCAAGCCAATGTGGAGCGCGCCCGCGCCGCCGTCGAAAGCGCCGAAGCCGGCGTCAACGCCGTGCGCGAGGCGGGCACCAGCGCCTACCTGAGCGCGCAAGACCGCGTGGCCGCAGCGCAGGCCCGCATTGCCGAGATCAACGCCCAGGTGGCCAATGAGGCGCGCGACGCTGCACTGCGGGTGCGCGAGCTGGGCACCAGCCTGCAGCAATTCGTGACGGGTGAGTTCTCCACGCCGTCTCAATCCTTTGGCGCCCTGTTGCGCAAAGCCCTTGGCGGCGACACGGCAGCCATGCAGGGCCTGCCAGAGGCCGCGCGCGCGGCCATTGACGTGTCTCGCTCCTCGGCGCGCACCAGTGCCCAGGCCGCCATCGAGCGCGCCCGCATCCTCAGCAGCGTGGCCGAGGTGGCCGCAGTGGCCGCTGCCACCGCCGTGCCGGCAGGAGCCGCCGAGGTAGACCCCATGACCGCTGCCACCGCAGAGCTGGCCTCAGCACAGGCCGAGCTGGCGGATGCGCTGAGTGTGGCCAACAGCATTGGCGCGCCGTTGACCCGCAAGGTGGAGGATCTGCTGGAGCGCTTCACCACCGCGCAAGAGGTGCTGGCCAAGGCGCAAACAGACTATGCGGCCGCGCAGCAGGTGTTGGCTGACATCAAGCTCAACACCGGCAACACCGTGACCGAGGTGACCAAGCTGCAAGGACTGGCCGCCAAAGCCGAGCTGGAAGTGCAACTTAAAGCCGTGGCAGAAAGCAACCTGCCCGACGACATCAAGGCGCTGATTGCAGACAAAGGCAAGACCTACACCGCCACCATCACAGCCGTGATGGACTCTGCGCTGACGGACGCAGAAAAGACGCTGCTGCTGGAAGCCAACAGCACCGGCCTGCGCTCGGTCATCTTGAGCAGCGCGTTCAAGACCGTATTGACGGCCCAAGAGCAGCAAGCCCTGATGGCGGTCGATGAAACGGTCTTGCGCACCATCCAGGCCGTGGTCAGCGCCGGCACGCTTACCGAGGACCAGAAGCTGCTGCTGCAGCAACAGTCTGAAACCGTCAGAAGAACCATTCAGACGCTGGTGGATTCCAGCGCGTTGACCGACGAGCAAAAGCGCATCCTTGGCTTGGTCACCGGCAGCACCAGCAGCACGCTCACCCTGTCAGGCACGCTGACGTTTGACCCCAGCAACTCCCTGCAAAGCATCTTCAACAACATCAGCGCCAGCAACGCCATGCTGGCCCGTCTGGTGCTGTCGCAGATCAACCCGGCCACCAGCACCGTGGGGCAAAAGGCGAGCGCCTATGCCGGACTGCGGCAGATGTACTCCGATGCCGACACGCGGCGCATTGTGGAAGTGCAGTTTGGCCCGCAAACCAATGAGGCCTGGGCGGCGCTGAAGCAGGCCGCCGGCTTTGCCACGGGCGGCGTGTTCACCAACGGCATCGTCACGCAGCCCACCGCTTTCCCGCTCGGCGTTATGGGAGAAGGCGGCAGCCCCGAAGCCATCATGCCCCTGGGCCGCGGCGCCGACGGCAGCCTGGGCGTGCAGATGCTGGGCAACAGCACGCGCCGCGACGAG